AACCCATCACGGAGCGACTAAGCGAACAAGCCCTCTTGCAGATTATGACCCAAGACGAATTGAGGGAAAAAGCAGGTCTGCAACCGCTTGAGAAACCTGCCGACGTGGTTGGACCTAATCCCCAACCCGACGAGCAACCGCAAGCCGTGGAAGCCTTGCAGAGCAATGACAACATCAAGAAGTTGTCAGGCCGTGAGTACCAAAACCTGATGCGAATCGTGCGTCAGTATATGCAAGAGAAAATCACGCTGGAGATGGCTCGGACCATGCTATCAGCAGGGTTCGGTCTATCATCCCAAGAAATTGACACGATGCTGGGCGTTCAGTCCCAAGAGTTCAGCGAGCCTCAATGGGGCCAAGAAGACGATGAGGACTACGGATGGGGCGACGAAGAGTTCAAGGTCTTGGAAGTGGTTGCAAGCAAGTTTGGAAGCCATGCCGACGACTACCACGTGATGCACTCAAAGCCGATGCGGTTTGATGCCAACATTGACGAAAACATCCGCTTGGCCTTTGCCGAATTAGGCGAAGAAGAGAAAGAACTTGACCTGAAGATTGAAGCATACCGCAAGAAGAACCGGGACGCCAGCGTTGAAGAAATGGCAAAGGAGTTCGGGGTCAGCAAGGCGAAGGTCGCCAAGCGAGTCGCTTACCTAATCACCAAGGACCGCTACCCAATCAGCAGAGCCGTGGACAAGATAGCCGAGCAGAACCTGCCCAAGAACGTGAAGGAAGTTGCCGAGCCTGTACTGGAGGTCCGCTATAAATACGCATGGGCGACAGGTTTCAGCAACAAGGACAAAGGCTCCAGCCGTGAGTTCTGCAAGGTCATGCTTGACTTGGCCGGGCAAGGCAAGGTTTACACGAGGGAGGACATCGACGGAATTAGTGCGATCATGGGCTATTCCGTATGGAATCGCAGAGGCGGTTGGTATCACACACCGAGCGGAGTGAATCGCCCACAATGCAGGCACGTTTGGGAGCAGCAACTCGTTATCCGCAAAGGCAATAAAATCAGCAAGGCATGAAGGCACTCTTTATAAGCGAAGAAACGCTCTTGGACAACTCGATAATCAACGAGAACGTATCCTACACCCAAATTCGGCCAACGGTTGTGAAGGTGCAGGAGATGCGGATTCAACCCATCGTTGGCTCTCCGTTGTATGGGGAATTAGTTACGCAGGTTGTCAGCGGTTCAACTACGGCCCTGAACCAAACCCTGCTGGAGGACTACATCCAGCCTGCAATGATTCAATGGCTCTACTACGAGTTGCCGATGGTCCTTGCATTCAAGTATATGAACAAGGGAATGGTCCGCAGAACAAGCGAGGAATCCTCCCAAATGAGCATGGAAGAAATCACACGGCTAACCGATAAGGTCAAGAACGATGCCGAGTGGTACTCCGAGCGAATTACCCGCTACCTCATGGAGAACCGCAATTCATACCCCTTGTGGAACTCGCCTCCATCTGCTTTGGATACGATCTACCCGAACGCAACCAACTACCGAACCGGGATGGTCCTTGACCGCAACAGGCGAATGGGAATCAGCAACCTTGACTACCCCTACCCCTACGGTCAATTCGGGGCGTGTAATGACTGCTAAGCATGGGAGCGCATAAAAAAAACATACTGAAACTACAAGCCTATGTCTTGGATCAAAATCAAGCAAGCCCTGCTGGACCTTGCCAACAACCATCCGCAAGTAAACTCGTTCGGGACGGGCGACCCTCTTGCAATCGGCACGGACAACACCATCAACCTACGAACCCCAAGCCGTGAGCGAATCGTCTATCCTTTGGTCTTTGCGGACGTTCAGTCGGCGACTACTGACGCTGGGACTTTGGACCTTGTGGTCGGTGTCTATTTTAGCGACAGGGTGGAGTCCATCAAGCCGATGGGCGGAGTGGTTTCGGGCAGCCCTACGCTGGGTTGGCAGGACAATGAGGACGAGGTCCTAAGCGACCAGTTGCAAATCGCACAGGACTTCATATCGTCGCTTACAAACGACCCAAGCGAGGACTGGACCCTTTCGTCAAGCGTATCGCTTACACGCTTTGTAGAGAGCAGGGACGACCGAACCGCAGGGTGGCAGGCGACGATGACCTTTGAGATTCCGTTCGGCCATTCAGTTTGTGAAATTCCAACTTAAAAGACATTTACAATTAAACGCTAAAAAATGCCTACACCCATATTGCAACAAATGCTCGGTCAGGGCGGTACGATGGAGTTTGTCGATGCTGCCGTGAGTGGCAAAAACTATGACTTCTTGGTAGTCAACACCGCTGCGACTTTTACAACCCTTACTGGAACTGGAAGCGAGAACCTACTAACCGCTTACGCTTTGAGTGGCAAATCCGTTTCCGCAGGCATCGTGATTTCAGGACGCAATGGCGGTAAGATTACGGCCGTTACTCCAAGCGCAGGTTCGGTCATCGGTTATACCTTCCTCTAATGCTCATCGGCTACGGCTACGGCTATCCAACCAATATGCTCCAAGGTGGCGTTGCTGCTGGAGTTTGGGCCTTGTTCAACGCAAGGGCTACGGCTGACGGTGCAACCGCTGCCGAGGCTGCCGTGGATGGATGCCTCTTCAATCACTTTGCAGTTATCTACAATTTCTAAGAATGCCGACACCATCGCTAATCCTTGTGCCTGCTCGCTTTAAGACAGGCAAACTCTACACACCCTTAGCAACAACTTCGGGCGGTGTGGTCTTGGGAGCATCGGGCGACTTCAATGTAACCCGTGCAACTACGGCAACAAGGGTCAACGCAAGCGGATTGATTGAGGTTGTCGCTTCGGGGATTCCGAGGTTGGACTATCCTCTTGGCGGTGGCTGCCCTGCTTTGCTCGTTGAGCCTGCTGGGACGAATTTAATCGTTCAAAGCCAAAACTGGCTTGCAAGTGGTTGGCGTTCGGATGCGACTGGGTTTACAATAACAATAACAGGTACTACTGGAACAGTGGACCCATTGGGAACAAACACGGCCAATGCAATCAGTCCGACAAGCGGAAGCGCAGTTCATTTAAAAGTTGGAAATGATGGTTCTCTAAGTTTTACAAGTGGGACTATTTACACGGAAAGCGCATTTTTTAAGCAAGGAACAGGTAATGCCGGAAGGTACGTTCAATTAACTTACCCAGCCGGAAGATTTACGCAAGAAGGCTATGCCAATTTTGACCTTCAACTTGGAACGGTTGCAGTTGTAAGTGGAACAACCGCAGACTCAAATAGGGCTGCAAGCATTGAAAATTATGGCAACGGATGGTATCGCTGCAGGCTTACGGCAACTTGCAATAACACAGGAACTGGTAATGGATTTACGGCTACTTTAATAACCGCAAGTGGTGATACTCGTGCGCCATCTTTTGCTGGAACCACAACGGATGTCCTTTACGGCTGGGGAGCGCAGACCGAAACAGGCTCCATCGCCACCTCCTACATCCCCACAACAACCGCAGCAGCAACACGCAACGCAGAAGTCATAAGCGTAACAGGCGCAGTCAGCGGATGCATCGGGCAGAGCGAAGGGACTATTTATTTGGACGCAACATACGACGCAGTAGGCTCTACTGCTACTGTTTGGTTTTCGGTCTTGGGTATATCAAACTCGATTGGATTAGCACTCGGTAGTCTTATTCGCTCAATAGTTAATGGGCAGAGCGATAATTTAGCAGGCTCACCACCAGACACATCGGGTATTAAAATCGCTTGGGCGTACAATGCATCAGGAGTTGTCTGCTTTATTAATGGCACTCAATACACATTGACAAATGGAGGCTCGCAGGTAATTACTCAATTAAACAGGGTTCTGATTGATATGAGTTCTCACGCTAATAGGCTTTACGACACTCGCATTCGGTCCTTGGCCCTCTACACCACTCGCTTAACCAACGCAGAACTCGCTGCCCTTACGACCCTCTAATGGCTACATTCCGAAAATACGAATTTGCAGTTTACGCTGACTTCCGAACCATTAACGACTCGGAGGTCGAGCCTCGCACCGTTGTTGAACTTGGACATATCAACCCTGCAAATCCAAAGGCTTGGTGCGTTGACATTCTATGGGAAGGCGACGAACCGAAGAACTGGACAAAAGACCAAACTTGGCCCGACCCCTGCGGTGTTCACTCCTTCCTCGGATGGGACGAGCAGTACACCGAGGACTACCACCAACACAAATCACTATGAGATTATTTCGCAAACGCAACCCCGAAACCCCAAAACTCCCTTTTATGAAATCAGCAGTCATCGCTTTACTCCGCCACCTGTTAACCTTCATCGGTGGAACCCTCGTCGCCAAAGGTATCATTGATGCAGCCACGCTCACCGAAATTATCGGTTCCGTATTGACCTTGTTGTCAGTAGGTTGGATGGCCTTGGATAAAACAAAGGGCGAGCCGAACAAGTAATGAACCTAATCG